TCCCTCATAATCTTCTGAATTACTCAAGGGTATAACAACTGATATTTTTCTTTCATACTCTTCTTTAAAATTAGAGTCCTGGTGCCAACCGTAAAATTGTCCCTCAGAGTATCTAGTGAATTGTATTTGTTCAGCACCGATAAAATCAAAATTCCAACCTACCTCTTTATTAACTTGAACAATGTAGGAGTCGATCCAATCATAAATCCATCTATCAGCTAACCAAGTTATTCTTGAATTTCTTACTTTCTCATTTAATCCGTCTTGAGTTGTAGCTTCTTCTTGCTGTTGTTGATCAGCAACTTTAATGATGTCATCGCAAACATCAAAAGGTAAAAATTGATTATTGATAAGGTAGTTTTGTTTAACAATCATTCTATTTGAGATAAATAGTGATGACTCCTAACTCAATGTTAATGTGGGCCAAACAGTATTATCTTCATTGTAAGAAGTGCTTGGGTTGGGAAAGTCTCTCAAAGACTGTCTGTAAGTTTTTATTGCAGTTAGGTTTGAAGACTGACTGCTTTCTTGATATGGGCTATCTTCTAAAACCATCCAATCCGTATTGGTAAGTTTTTGATTTCTCATATCTCTAATTTCATCTATCGTGTAAGGTTTAAATTCTGATAATGTTTGAGTAGATAAGTCGTAATACCATTGCTCTTGAACAGAATCATTTGACACTTCAATCCAATCAGCAGTGGTTGCATCATTTGGTCTTGCGTCAGCTACGTACAGAACTCTATTATTACTATCAATATAAATAAATTTTGCCATTATCCTTTGAACTCCGTAAGTTGAATTTTACCAGCTCCGCCGCCGCCTCCAGAGTTACCTGATTGACCACCGCCGCCAGCGTTACCACCTGATCCGACTGTTAAAGCTATACTTGGGGAGTAATCAGGCCCACCGACAACAACAAAAGCAGCCGCAGCTCCGCCGCCGCCACCTCCATTACGAGGACCACTACCTCCACCTCCGCCACTTCCGCCGAAAGCCGCAGAGAAACCTCCACTTCCTGCTGATCTACCTGATCCAGAGTTACCACTACTTGGCACAAAGGGTACGTTACCAGAAGCAGTTCCACCACTTCCTGCACCACCACCTGTTGTATTTCTTGGAGTGCCTTGACCTCCGCCACCTCCATTAACAGTGACTAAACTACCAAACGAGCTAGATCCGCCAGATGTACCATTTCCGCCTGGTGCGTTTCCACCTGGGCCAATGGCTCCACCTCCTCCACCTCCGCCGCCACCTACGATAATCATAGAGGCAAACTGGGTGTCAGAGTCAGCTGTAAAAGTTTGTGAGGAGTTAAAAGTTGTTGTAGTTACACTTCCTACTCCACCAGCCGCTGCAGTTGCAAATTCTAAACCATCTGCACCAGAGTTGACTGTCAATACTTGACCAGCAGTTCCTATAGAGGTCAAACCTGTTCCACCTTTTGATGTTGGAACGGTATCTAATCTTGCGTTTGCAACTGTGCCAGTTGCTAGGGCAGTTGCATTTAAATCTGTAAGTGCAGAACCATTTAAAGCAGGTAAGGTCGCTGGAAATCTTGCATCTGGTATAGTGCCTGAAGCTAAATCTGCAGCGTCTAAATTGGTTAAGTTTGCTCCACTAACTGCGGGTAAAGTGGAAGGAAATCTTGCATCTGGTATAGTTCCAGATCCTAATGCTGCTGCATCAGTGGATGAAATTATTTCTACATTGAAGTTTGAAGCACCGTCACAAAATACTGTTGTCTTAGCCCCTTGTGCAATTACGACTCCGTTTGCATCGTGACCAGTAGCTGAAATTTTTAAATCATGAGAACCTGAAGTATTGTTAAAAAAGTTATATTCACTCTCCACAGCTGGAATAAATACACTTATTGCACCTGTCAAGGCTCCAGTTAATTCAATAGTTTTATTTGATGACTCTGCTGTGTCTGAGGCATTAGCTGTAGTTAATGTAATATTAGATGAACCAGCGACAGATTTTGCTAAATATCCTGCTGAAAAAGCATCAACAACCTCAAGGTTATTATTGGTGTTTGTCCCCCATGTATTGGCGTTTGCACCAGTTGCCATGAGTTCTAATTTAAGTCTATCTGAATATGTGCTTGACATGTTTTTACCTCGTTAAAATATATCTTTTTTTTAAAACGTACGCAAACCTATTTTACATACATATCATCTCCTATAACTAATATATCAGCGTTAGAGTTGTCAAACATTATTTTAGCTTGTTTTTTTGTGCCTACAATAGGTTTTCCCTGTATATTCAGAGATGTATTTAAAAGGATAGGAAAGCCCGTTAGCTTCTCAAATTCACATAAAAGATCAAAATAAACTTCGTGTTTATTAGATACTGTCTGTATTCTACAAGTTCCATCAACGTGAGTGATGCACTTAAATTTGTTAGTATCTTTAACCTTAGAATTATACAACATGTAAGGACTATCCCAATCTAAATCAAAATACTGCTTATAATTATCTATTGTTACACTAGCTCCATACGGTCTGTACCACTCTCGTTTTTTTACTTTTTCGTTTAAGGAGTTTTTATCTCCTTCTGGGCTCATCAATATTGAACGATTGCCTAAAGCTCTTGGTCCTACCTCTCCGTGGCCTTGATACCATAATACAATTTTTTTCTTAGCTAAAAACTCAGCTGTTTTTTTTATAGTTTGTTTACTTACTGCTCCAGGATGTTCGTCAGCCTGTATAAAAGGAAAATTATTAATATTTATTGGATCATACCCATAATGTTTACGTAGCCACTCTATACAACCTAATGATAAACCAGAGTCACCACAATGAGGTGTAATTGTCATATTAGGAAACATTTTTTTATAACTTGTATTTAAAACAATGCTTTGTGCAATGCCTCCAGAATAAGAAAAACTTTCATTTTTATTGAAATAATTTTTTAAAAAATCTAAAAACTTTATCTCATATAATTTATGTAAGGTGCTTATAAAATTACTTTGATTACTAATATCATATAAATCTTTTCGTACCCCTTTGTTGTAAGAGTATCTTAAAAATTCTCTGGAATGAGAATATACGTGGCTATTTTTTAAATCTTGATCTTTGAATTTATTAATATAGTCGTAATCAATTTTACCAAACCCTATAAACGCCATTAATTTACCAGCATCATTCCAACTCAAACCTTGGATTTCACAAAGATCTTGAAGTAAACCTCCAAACGAATTACCATGAAGACCCTCCACAAGATAATCATTTAATTTATCTTTTTTTATAACTGATAAATATTTATGCCAATCTCCATGGCCATCATTTACATAATGATTATTAGTATCTATTACGGGGAAAGAAGATAAAGCATGTGCATAATGATGATCTAATTGATAACACTCATCAAAATTTTCAAATAAGTTTATTTTAGATACTAAAGTTTTTTCGTCTTTTAAGAATACACTAAGATCATCTCTTTCTCCAATAGTGCAAGCTATTGATTTGATATCTTTTGTATCATATCCATAAACCTCTATACATTTACGTATGAAAAAAGCTGCTTCATTTAATTTTGTTAAACCAGCATTTTTGTAAGCACAGTGTCTTTCATAATGAATATATTTAAATTTTTTACCATCGTAGAGTGAAAGATTTAAATCATGAGAACCAAGATGAACCCCTATTAATAATTTTTTCAATTTTTTGTGTTAAGCTGCATTAACCTCTGTCCAGGTGTTACTTGCTCCTGTTACTACGTTTGCCCAAGGAGTTTCAAATGTATCACCTAAGGTAGTTGCCATACTTAGTCCTGTGACATCAACTAAAGCGCCACCTGTTGCCGTTTCTGTGCCCTCTGCAAAAGTCAGTGCTACAGTAGAAACACTTACTATCACACCCGTGCCAACTTCAACTGTTTCTGTGCCTAATGAGAAAGCGCTAGATAAACTACCAAGTGTTACTAAAGCGTCCGCAGTTGTAGTCACACTACCTAAGGCTGAGGCCATTGTAACGGCCGTAGGATCTACCTGAGTGAATATATCAATTACTGGTGTTCCAATAGCAAAATCTAGTTGATCTGAAGGTGCTATGACACCTACATTACCTTCACCTGTAATTCCTGAAGCTCCAGATAGGGCTGCACCAATTGTTAACGCTGTTGGATTTACTAATGCAGAAGCCTCTGATATTGTTACAGAGTTTAGAGCGGATGTCATTGACAAGCCTGTTGGACTTACAATCACACCTGTTCCCACTTCTTGAGTAGTGGTGCCTAATGCAGTAGAAATTGATACGCTACTTACATTAGTTATAAATTCTATATTTTCATTCCAAGCAAAAGAACCCCATGTGCTTCTGCCCCATCCTGCGTCCACTGATCCTGTAGCAGTCTCAGTTCCTGTCGCAAATGATATAGATAGGCTGCCGGCAACTACGCCTGCGCCTTCATTTACTGTTACTCCTGATAATTGTGTTTCGAAAGAAACACCGGTCAAATTAAAGACAGAAACTTGCTCTGCTGCTGCCGTGCCTAACGCTGAGGTTACTTGTAATGAGTCTAATGTTACTAAACTATCGGCAACAACACTTTCAGTTCCTAAAGCAGTTGATGCTGATACTCCAGTAACAGATACCGTGATCGAACTTTGTTGGCCCCAAAAGCCTTGCCCCCACGTGCCCTCATTCCAAGCATCTGCCATGGTGATGACCTCCTATATTAAGATAATCTTAATATAGCACTTGAAGCATCGTTAGTTGGAAATGCGATTGTAAATGTACCGTTTGTTGATGTCTTTACAGCACCAAAATCTAAAACTGCAATAGCTGCATTTGTATTTGTTGATGATCTATTATAGATCAAAGCTGCTTGTGCAGATATTGTAGCTGATGTAAAACTCACGTTTGCAAAGTCAACAAAAGCTGTTGATGCTGTTGCACTTGTTGCTGTCAATCCGATGGTAGCACCTGTTAAGGTAGCTCCACCACTAGCGTATGTACCTGAGTTACCAACTTCGTTGGTTGCTGAAAATGCTGTAGTGTTTCCGTTTAAGGTTGCTGAATCTGTATAGAGGGCGAGATTGATAGTATCATTATCAATATCATGATCCCCTGCCAATAACTCTTTCTTAAAGGAAGCACAGACTGCTTGATTTATTGCCATGTTT